TTGTTTCTGCAATTTCTGCAATAGTTGGATCTATTCTGAGACTGTGTTTGGGTGGGCCCCGTGGTTCAGTCGAGACGTGTGCTCTAGCAGACATAGATCTTATGTTTGCGCGACGTGATGCTTTAGGATTAGAGAAGCACGCTAGTGAAGATGGTCATGGTTATTTTGATAAACATGGGAAACAGTACCATTGGGATCAGGATTCACGAGACTGGAAGCAGATGGAATCAACCTGTTCAGGTGGTAATAAAAAGAAAGAGACCCAGTCTGCTAGTAATCGAAAATTGCGTGGTGCCGCTAGAGCCCATGCCGTGGATTGGTTGGACGATCTTTCTGAAATTGAGGCTGATACATCTCTTGCATCCCACAAGTTGTTGGATACGTTCGCGTCTCAGTGCGTTAAGATAACGTACATGGGAGATGATCGTATGCTGACAATGTATGGTGTGCAAATTGATGGGAATCGTGTTTTGGTACCCAAGCATTTAATTGCGCAGCAGAAAAGGAGCTATTACACATTCCGTGTGCAAACAGATTGTGGTAGTTTATCATTTAAAGAGTCGGTCCCTGCTTCAAAATTGACTTTCTTTTCGGGTGTTAAGGGGGTTTCTGGTTTTAATTTGGAGATGGCTGATGGGATGTTGATAGAGTTTCAAAATTTGAAAATACAGAAATCCTTAGTTAAACACGTTGCACATAATGTTTTGTCGTTTGGTGGTGTTTTTGGGATGTTGCGGAAGGTTGAGGCTGTAGCCCTGATTCCTCGTATTGACGATTCACTTGAAGGAGAGAATCGATGTACTTTAGCCGTGCCATGTGGCCATGTTACAACGATGGGGAATGTTCAGTACAAAGATGGTGCCTATGCGGAATATAGAGCTGATTTGTACAAAACAACTATCCCAGAGTTGGGACATGGTGATTGTGGATCCATTTTGATCGTTCGTGAGGATGGTCAGTATAGAATAGCTGGAATTTACGTGGCAGGTGATTCGACTAAAGGTGTTAGCTACTTTCAACCAATAACAAAGTCCCTGATTGAACAACTGGTGGAAAATGCCCATTGTCATGGTTTTGTTGAATATCCCCCACATGATTTGGATGTTCCGTTGTCGAGGTCGATCACGAATCAATGTCCAGCGTTGGGGCGCTATTCATTTGCAGATAAACCAGGAGTTTGTAGTATACCGCCTTCAGAAATTTTTCCTTCTCCCTTGCAAAAGGAGAAACCCCATTTGTTCGGACATCCAGTTTTAACAGCCCCCGCAAAGCTCAATAAATTGTCAATGCAGAAAGCAGTAGATAAGAAATGGCATGTTCCGGGTTTTTTCGACACGACGTTTTTAGAGGCCGCTGGGGATTGGGTTAAGCAGGATTTGGCAGCTTTTATAAAACCCTGCTCGAGAAATTCTCTACAAGATTCCATGGATGGGATTACTCACTATGGTGAGTCTTCAAAGTTAGCCATGGATACATCACCTGGGTTGCCTTGGACATTCCAAAAGAAAGCGGGCTCCCCCGGAAAAACCGACTTTTTCGATTTCGTAGATGGTCGGTATGTTCCAAAGAGGGAGGTCGTTTCTGCTGTCGAAGGCGTTATCGAGGGTAGAGAAAGAGGATTGATAAAGCCTGGGTTGTTTCGTGGAACGTTGAAAGATGAGCGAAGAGATATTGAGCGTGTTTTGGATTCAAAAACGAGAATATTTACTGCAGGTTCAATGGAGAAAGTGATTGCGGACAGGATGTTGTTTTTGGACTTTGTAGTCCAGTTTAAAGCCAATCGTTTGGAGATGCAACATGCTTACGGTGTGGATCCTGAGAGTACTGAATGGAACGACATGATTCAGAAGCATTTGGCAATAGGGAAGAAACATTTTGGTTTTGATTATTCGGGTTTTGATGCATCAGAATCTTTGATGTTGTTGCAAATGGTTTCTGAATGTATTGCAACCTGTTTTGTGGAAGAAGATAGGAAACATGTAGTTTGTTCAGGTCTCGAGAGTTTCAATCATTTTGTGGTGATAGATGGAGATCTTTATCACTACCATCAAGGGAATCCATCTGGTTGTACAATGACAACCGTGTACAACACTATAGCAAACTGGATTCTATTGTATTATGCTTGGATTAAATTGGCTGCGACGAATAATT